TCGCCCCAGGCCCAGATGCCCTCATGCCAGGGCACCAGCGCATGCAGCGTGGCATTGGGCTTTGCGACGCGCCAGTAATCGGCGAACTGCCCCAGCAGCGCCCGCCAGTCGCCCTGCGCGCCGAGGTGCTCGAGCACATCGTAGAAGTGCAGCTCGTCGGCGGTGTTGTCCTCAAACGGCAGAGGACCATCCTCTACCAGGTCGTGCACGACGTCAGGCTTCACCGCCGGGTTCATGTCCAGCGTGACCAGGCCTTCCCAGACGTCGCGGCCGACGCTCGGCAGCTTCTTCGTCCGGTCGTGACCGCAGCCCAGGAGCAGCTCCACGCGCTGCGGCAGAGGCTGCGCGACGAGGTCGAGGGTCATTCCGCGGCTACCTGCGTGGCCGCGGCGCGCCAGCCGGCCACCTCGGCCATGGCCTGGCCGTCGCCCAGATGCTCCATCGGGTCCCCCACCAGCGGCACGGTGCCGTAATGCTCGAGGATGATCCCCGGATCAGCCCAGACCTCGCCGCCCAGCGTCCGCCAGCGGTTGCAGAAGGCGTAGTCCTCGCTCAGCGGCTCCAGCGTCACCGGGTCGGTGTAGAGGTCGAACAGCCCGTAGCCGAAGCGCGGCGGCTCGCCCGCCTTGGGCTGATGCTGCATGTCCCGGTAGATCAGGTGCGGCAGCGCGGCGCACATCGCCTCGAGCACATGGCGCTTGATGCACATGAAGCCCGTGGCCAGGTGGCGCGCTTCGATGGCGCCGGTGCGCGGGTCCCGCCGCGCCGTGCCGTCGGCGCTCGGTAGCCAGTTCACCGCGAAGGACGTCTCATTCAGGCGCTTCTTGCGGTAGCAGCCGGCGATGACGTCCCGGTCATGCGCCAGCATCCGCAGCACCTGCTGGCCATCGAAGCCGATGTCGCTGTCGATGAAGAACAGCCGGTCGGCCGTGCTGTCGAGGAAGGCGCGCACGATGCCGTTGCGGCCGCGCGGGATGAGCGATTCATTCGTCAGCATCATGTAGCTGAAGGACATGCCGTGTTCGGCGAAGACCTTCTGGGTGTCCAGCAGGCCCATGACGCAGGCCGGGTGCATGCCGCCATAGGCGGGCAGGCCGAAGAACACCGAAGGCGCGGCCATGTCGGCTTCGAACCTGGGTACATGCGGAGAGAGGCGCGGCGTGGGGGCCGCGGCGGGATCTTGCATGATGGTCTCCGTGGGGTGGGGTGGCGGGCGGCGCCCCCACGACGCCGCCCGCCTTTCGCCGGCGAAGGCTTCCCGGTGGGGCCGGGATCTGCGTCAGGTGAAGTGCGGGTTGAGCCGCACGAAGGCCGCGACATCGGCATTGGCGCCGGCGCGGGTCGCCATGCCGATCAGGCGGTTGGAGGTCGCGCTGATGGTGACGTTGCTGTTGGTGGCATCCCAGTACAGCAGCGCGCCCTGGGCATAGCTGGTCGACGCGCCATTGAGCTTGCGCAGCGAGTATTCGCCGCCGATGCCCATCACGACGTTCGAACCCGAGGTGCCGTTCGACAGGGCGATGCCGAACAGGTTGCCGACGTTGAAGAAGGCGCCGGACACGACGCCGCCCGAGGGGGCGACGACGGTGATGCGGGAACCATCCGCGATTGCGTTGGTGGCCATTGGGCCGGTCTCCTTGAAAGGATGTGAATTCGGGGAAGGCGGGCCACCCGCCGGCGCTCACGCGCCGGCGGGCGCGTGATCAGCCGAGGTTGCCGGCGATGGTGCGCCAGGTGGAGGCCTTCGCCTCGAAGTCGAAGAGCACGCGGAAGGTCACGCCCGTGTAGTCGATCGCCTCCGCGCTGCTGATCTGCGGCACGCGGCGGCCACGCAGGTAGGCGACCTCCATGGCGCGCATGCCGGGCTCGGTGCGGGCCAGGTAGTAGGGGCCGTTGCCGGTGTTGAGGAAGCCGTCGAACTCGACCGAGACCTGGCCGCGCCACTGGGTCGGCAGGGCGTTGCCGGCCGCCGTCGGCACGATCAGCGAGCTGGTGAGCTCGTAGGCCGT